TTTGGCTTATCACGCACATAAGCGAGAAGCAGCTGGTAAGGCTGTCAAACCTTATGAAGCATGGATGGAAACTGTTGCCGATATTCAAGTCGGTGATGTGAACCCAAAAGCCATCCAGTAGGAAGCCTTAGTCGGTTATTGGTTCAGTTGTCAATAGCAACTCAAATTCCAATGAGCGAATGGGTAGATGGATCGGATGTTTTAACAGCGTTAGAGATATTGGAGGATAGACACAAATGACAGTTCCTTCAATAGTCTATGACCGAAAAGAATTAGCATCTTTTGCTAAAGTAATTCGAAGTATGGGTGAAATTGCTAAAGATGAAACTGCTAAACGAGTTGGTGCTATTGCCCAAAGAGAATTAGATGAGATTCGTAGAATTGCTTCATCAAGAGGCAAGGTTGCAGATCGTATTGCTCAGGGTGGAAAAGTAGTTAAGACTTCAGTATTGGGTGAGATTAAATTTGGTTTTGCTAGTCAAAGATTTTCAGGTGGCGCAACAACTCAATTTAACACTAGGAATGATCCTAAGGGTCAGCGAAAAGGTATTGGCGCAGCAGCGGAATTTGGATCTAAGAATTATCCGCAATTTCCAAGATGGAGTGGCCCGATGCCTAAAGGCCCGGGATCACGCGGTTGGTTTATTTATCCTACAATTAGACAATCGCAACCAACAATTATTAAAGAGTTTGAGGATGTTATACTTGAGATCAAAAAGGAATTCGTAAATGGCAAGTAATAGCAGAACCTTAACTCTTGCATTAGCAGCCGATATTGATGGCTTACGCGATGGCTTAAAACAAGCTGAAAAGGCTGTTGATAAATCCAAAGATCAAATTATAGATTTTGGCAAAAAGGCGGCATTGGCGTTTGCAGCTGTTGGAGCAGCAGCGACCGCGTTTGCTGTATCAGCAGTAAAGGCAGCAGCTGAGGATGAAAAGAGTCGTAAGAATTTAGAGCAAGTTATTAGATCAAGCACTAAAGCCACCGAAGATCAAATTTCAGCAATTGATAAATACATAACTAAACAATCTATTGCTACAGCTACAACCGATGATGTTTTAAGACCTGCATTCTCAAGACTTATCAGATCCACTCAAGATGTAACTAAGGCTCAAGATTTATTGACTTTAGCTCAAGAGATCAGCATAGCCACAGGTAAACCCCTAGAGAGCGTCACAAATGCCCTAGGAAGGGCTTATGACGGGTCAAATACCGCTTTAGGTAAGTTAGGTCTAGGAATTGATGCAGCCACCCTTAGAACCCAATCTTTCGAGGAAACCACTAATCAGTTACGAGCAACCTATCAAGGGTTTATTGATAATGAAGCTACCAATGCTGAGTTTAAGTTTAGACAATTAACAATCGCTGTCGATGAAACTAAAGAGCAAATTGGAACTGCTTTATTGCCTATCGTTAAAGAATTGGCAGATTATTTCTTAGAAACAGCCGTTCCTTTAATTCAAGCATTTGCTGCTGGATTTTCTGGTGAGGATGGCGTTACCGCTGGCATAACTGAAGCTACTGAAGGCGCATTCCAATTTGGCGAGCAGATTAGATCAACTCTTGAATTTGTAATTAGTATTAGAAAAGAATTAGCCGTATTGGGTGCAATTATTATTGGCGTATTTGTTGCATCTAAAATAGTTGCATTTGTTACTGCAATCATGACTTTAGTTACTGCGATGAAAGCTTTACGAACTGCTGCTGCCGGTGCAGCTGTGGCAACCGCATTTGCTACTGGTGGAACTTCAGTTGGTGCTGCTGCTGCTGCTTTAGCTGCCGTTGCTGCAACTTATGGATTATCACAATTGGCAGGTGGTGGAGATCTAGGCGGAGCAGCCGTTTCAAATTATGCTCCATCAACCGGTAACTTTGGCGGTGGCGGTATGGGTCAGATAACAAACATTACAGTCAATGCGATCGATGGCGAAGGTGCTGCAAGAGCCGTTGCAAAAGTAGTTAATCAATCAGCTGCTCGAAGCGTGCCATTATTTACTGGTAACGGTATTAGACTTCAATGAGTGCTTTTACACCTGACTGGAAACTAACTGTCGGTGGGGTTGATTATACTGACATAGCAATAAGCGACATTCAGCACGAAGCAGGTCGCACAGACATTTATCAGCAGCCATCACCATCTTATTGCTCAATTACCTTTATCGCTTTGAATGGTCAAACCTTACCTTTTGATATTAATGATTCATTTGACTTACAAATAAAAGACTCAACTGGATCTTATGTAAGTTTATTTGGTGGAGATATAACAGATGTAACTGTTGAGGTTGGATCTACCGGATCAGCTGCAACAGTTGTCCAGTACACACTTATTGTTATGGGTTCACTTGCTCGAATTGCTAAAGAAATCTTTAATGACAACATTTCACAAGATGAAGATGGCAACCAAATCTATGAGATTCTATCAAGCGTATTGCTTGGAACTTGGAATGATGTGCCAGCAGCTTCAACATGGGCAACTTACAATGCAACTGAAACATGGGCAAATGCAGTCAATCTAGGACTTGGCGAAATCGATCAACCGGGTCTTTATACCATGAGTTCCCAATCAAATGTTACTGACACGATCTACAATGTTATTTCAGATATTGCAACTTCAGCCTTTGGATATATTTATGAGGACAATACCGGAAACATAGGTTATGCAGATGCAGACCATAGGCAGAATTATCTGTTAGTCAATGGTTATGTTGAACTAGATGCTCGCCATGCGTTAGGTGCTGGCTTATCTACAATTATGCGATCAGCAGATGTTCGTAATGATATTTATATCAATTATGGCAATAATTACAATTCACAGGTTGATGCCACAGATGCAGCTTCAATTGCTTTATATGGCTACAAAGCTGAAACGATCAACTCTAGGGTTCATGGTGCTACCGATGCTCAAGCTATTGCTGACCGATACATAGCACAAAGAGCTTATCCGATACCAGCATTTCAATCGATCACCTTCCCAATCACTAACCCTGAAATCGATAACGCAGATCGGGATGATTTACTAGCTGTATTCATGGGAATGCCAGTTCATATTCAAAACCTACCTAATCAAATATCAGGTGGAGATTTTGAAGGTTATGTTGAGGGTTGGTCATGGAGCACACGATTTAATGAACTGTTTCTCACAATTAATGTTTCTCCAGTCGCATTTAGCCAAGTGGCGATGCGTTGGAATACCACGCCAATAACAGAGGCTTGGAACACAATCGACCCAAGTTTGACTTGGGAATACGCTACAATAGTCGCATAGGAAAAGGATAAAATGGCAACCACTACTAATTACAGCTGGAGCACTCCAGACGATACCGCGCTGGTTAAAGATGGTGCAGCAGCGATCCGATCACTTGGAACTGCAATTGATAGCACAGTATTTACAAATGCTGGCGCAGCAATTAACAAATCATTAGTTGATGCTGCTGGAGATTTAATTTATGGAACTGCTGACAACACAGTAGCGCGACTAGCACTTGGAACAGCAAGTCAAGTTTTAACTGTTAACTCTGGGGCGACTGCTCCTGAGTGGGCAACAGTTGCAAGTGGTGGAATGACTTTAATCAGCACAACATCTTTAAGCGGTGCTTCAGTAACTCTTTCATCAATTCCTCAAACATATAACCATTTACAACTTGTTATTTTTGGAGTAACTAATGCCACAGCAGATGGTAGTTTTAGAATTGCGCCAAATGGAGACACAACTTTATGCTTTCAACAATTTCTAAAAGGTGGAGATGATTTAGTTGAACAACAAACCGGAACTTATATCACTTTGACTAGCCCGTCAGGTGGTAATTTAATAGACAGAACAAATGCCAATAATGGATTTGTATTAGATATTTTTAATTATAAATCTTCTACTTCACGTAAAAATTTCAATTCTAATGGTTTTGGCAGAATAAATGCAACAAACAGTAGAGGCGCAACCATATTAAATGGGGTTTATGCCTCAGATACAGCCATTTCATCTTTAGTCATAAGTAATAGCGGTGGAAATTTATCAACAGGAACAGTCCTACTTTACGGAGTCAAATAATGAGCAAACCAATTATAAGAATTCACAATGTTGAAACGGATGAAGTAATAGATCGTGAGATGACTGCTGCTGAGTTTAAGATTTATGAAACAAATAAAGAAGTTGAAGCAGCCAAGCAAGCCGAAGCCGAATCAAAGGCTGCCGAAAAACAAGCATTACTTGACAGACTTGGCATTACTGCTGACGAAGCAAAATTGCTACTTGGCTAATGAAGCCATTTTTGTCTAAAGCTGCCGAAACATTACGCGACCAAATAAATGGAGCGTTTGTGGGTAGGAGCAGGAAAGCTGATGGATGGATCGGCGATAATAAGCACGCATCTAGAAAATCCGATCACAACCCAAGATCTAACGGAGAAGTTTGCGCGATCGACATTGACGCTGGCTTATCTGACCAACAAGGGATTAGTTATGATTTGGCAGATCAGCTTCGACTCGCAGCAAAAAAAGATAAGCGTATATCTTACATAATCTTTAGTAAGAAAATCTGCTCAAGTAAATCATTATGGCGATGGGTCAAATATCGCGGCATTAACCCACATGATAAGCACATCCATATCTCTTTCAAACCAAATCAAAATGGCAAGAAGTTCGACATCCCACTACTGAAAGGCAATTAATGAAACTATCTAAAAAACACAAAGCAGCAATTAAGTCATATTTGAGAGCTGTCGCAGCTAGTGGAATTACAGTTGCCTTAGCAATAGTAGCTGACATACATCCAGCCTATGCAACTATGCTTGGTGCGATTGTTGCGCCTATTGCCAAAGCGTTAGATCCAAAATCAGGGAGCGAAGCTGATTATGGAATTAATGCGTCATGACCGCAAACGAGTGGGTTGGCATAGCCGTTGGCGTATGCGCCGTATCTACAAGTTTATTACTGGGTCTGCGCTGGGTTATTAAATCTTATTTACAAGAATTGAAGCCAAATTCTGGAAGTTCGATTAAGGATCAAATTACTAGACTTGAAGCGCGTGTTGATGATCTATTCGTCTTAATTAGTAAGCGATAATTTTGCTATGGCGAACACACGAAAACGCACACCACGCAAAAAGGTTAATCGGAGAGTAGTTCGCCAAACTCCTGAACCATTATCAAAACTAGATCAATTCTATATTGCAAAGCATGAAATGTTTAGAGCTGCACGCAAGGCTGGATTTAATGAATCCTGTGCGCTTTA